ACAACTTTTAATTTTGATTATATGGATAATTATTATGATTATATATATGATAATAAAAATAATATTATAAATATTATACAATTAAATAAAAATATTATATTATATCAATTATAAAATAATTTTAAATATAATATTTAAAATTATTTAATTATCAAAATTAATCATATAAGGTAATAAATATACAGAAATTACTAATATAATAATATTAGTAATTAAATTATAAGAAGCTAAATAATAACTAACTAAACACGCTATACTTATCATGAAACTATCACTTATTACAGCAGTTGTACCAACTTCATTTGCATATTCTTTAAAGAAATCTAACATTTTATTATAATTTAGAGGTAGTGATTTAAATAATAAATAAAATAAAATATCATGGATAATTTGTATATAAATAGTTAATCCTATAAATTTCCAAATATTAAATGAATCAAATACATATTTATAAAAATATCTGGAAAGAATAATAACAATTACTAATATAAATATATCTGCAATAACTGCATTTAATTGATATTTTGTATACCATTTTCTTAAATAATAATATTTAAAAACATTTTGAAAAACTAGAAAAATAATAATTAATTCAGCAATTATACATCCATTTAATATTGGTAAATAATCATTTATATTATTAAAATTTGAAATATTTGACATTATAATATATTTTATAATATTTTTATTTATATAAAATATATTACACTTTTTGACATAACCAAAAATAAATATTATTATTTATTTTTAAATTTTAGAATATTTATTATTATAATATGTTTATTTTCAATTAATCTAAAAATAATAATATATATTAATTTATTTAATACTAGTTAATATAAAATAAATTAATTATAAATAACATTGATTTTATTTTTATTTATACATATATATATTAGATAATATATAATTTAGTCCATAAAGCACCGTTATTAGTTAAATGAGCATTAATTCTTTTATTATAATTATTAGTTTTACCAACATAATAACATCCATGTTCTAATTTTAATATGTAAATTGTTGTCATTATTAATCTAATAGAGTTCCTATTTATATATTTTATTAATCAATTTTTTATTCTCTAATAATAACATATGGTTTAATATGTACTTTATCTTTAGTGTAAGCATATAAACCTAATAAATCAGATATTTCTTTATATAATTCTTCATTTTGTTTTTTGGAAACATATTTACAATAACAATCATCAATAATTTTCTTTAATTTATCTGCATCCACTTTAAATATTTCTCTACCTTCAATAACTCTATTTTTATCTAATTTTAATTTTACACATTTTTCAATCATTATACTATTATTTACTAGTGCATAATATTTTAAATCTACTTCTTTGATTCTACCTATATTATAATTTCTTAATCTTTGAATAATATCTTGTGTTCGACCTACTTTAAATATATCTGGTTTACGATCATCAACAGCAAAAAAATAGATAGATTCATAACCTCTAAATTTATTTAAATATTTTTTATTTTCAACCGATTGATATATTAATTCTTGATTTTCGTACATAAATTCTCTTATTTTTATAAAATAATTACGAACTGTTTCAGATTTTGATGAATCTCCAGACATTGCTAATTTTTCAAAACATTGATAGTTTAACATATATGTAATACCTGCATTAGATTTATTCGATTTTATTTTAATAAAATCTACTTTTTCAATAAATTTTTTAGTTTTAGTAAACATATTATTTAATCTTTTTCTAATATTTATTAAATTAACATCTAAATATTTAGCAACATTACTATCTTTAATTTCAAAATCTAATTCACCACCTACTTTAAATTTCTTAAAAAAAGTATTAATAAATGTACTATCTATTGTCGTATGTTCTTTTAATAATTTTATAAATACACTTTCTGTATTAACCATATAATATATATTAGAATTTTCTTTTTATATATTTTTGTTTTTAGATGTATGACATCCATAATGATTAATACTTAAAATTAACTTAATATTTAGTATTTATTGTTTTTTCAAGAAAATTAATAATAGATTTATTATAATATATTTAAAAAGAAAATTTTATATATCAATATGTCTAAAATATATAAAGGTTCGATTTACGAAGTATATATTTGTAATTATATTAATAACTCTAATAATAATAATATAACAGCATATTTATGGAAAGATGTACGATAAAAATAAAAATCTATGATTTTTATTTTTATCCTAAGTTAAATAATAATAAAATCAAAGATTTTATTATTATTTAACGTTCCTGATTATATATTATTTAATGCTAAATTAATTGATAATATTGACGATTGTAGAATTAATAGAGAAACATGTAAAAAATATATACATGATATTGGTATTGACATTATACAAATTAATAACGATACTAATAAAATAAGTTTTATCCAATGTAAAAATTATGAAGGAACTTTATGTATTAAAGATTTAGCTGGATATTTTGCAATTATGGCTCAATCAGAACATTATGATAAAGAAGGTATTATTTATACATCTAATAATAAATATTCTTATAATCTCATGAAAGTTTGTAAAAATAATACACATACTTTTATTCATCTTCCTATAGAAAATAATATTATTATTCCTAAGAATATATTTGTTTCGTCAAAAAAGAAAAATATTAAATTTTTCTTTTTTGGCTCAATAACACATAAAAAAATCTATGATTTTTTTATGTGTTGTTCCATATTCTTATCAATCAGATTGTGTTGAAAAATTTAATGATTATTATTCTAAAAGTGAAAATAATAGTGCTATATTACAAATGCCTTGTGAATGTGGTAAAACATTTACAAGTTTTTTAATATCTGAATCATATGATATTATTATTATTATATCTCCATTAAAACAACTAATAATATAAATCAAAGATTTATATTATTAGTTATTAAGTTAAAAAATAAAAATTTTTAATTTTTATTTTTTAACGAAACAAAATATATTAAATTTTAAAAAATATAATAAAAAAGAAGAAATTAAAAGTATTATAGTTGATAGTGAAGGAACCAGAAATATTAATTATATTTTCTCAAAATTAATAAAACATGATAAAATAATTATTGGTTCTACATATAAGAGTTGTGATATTATAGTTGAAATAATTAAAAAATATAAGAATGCTTTTATTATTATTGATGAATTTCATAATTTAAGCTATAATAATATTGTTAATGATGAAGATAATATAAATAAGATTATCAAATCTGAAAATAAAAAATTATTTATGTCAGCAACACCTAGAATTTATGAAATAGAAGATACTAATACTAATTTAAATATAGAAAATATATTAGGAAAAATAGTTTATAAAATGGACTTTAGTTATGCAATTACTAATAATTATATTTCTAATTATGAAATATATTTACCAGTTTATGATGATGATAATTATAATCAATTATTAAATCAGATTAAAATTAATGGTTATGATGATCTGTTTTAGCATAACAATCTTTAATAAAATGATTTTTTCTACCGCATCTAGTGCATGCATCATTTGCAGCCCATATTTCTTTAGTTATAGAGTCGTATTGTTATTGAGTTAAATCTTTAGTAACATAACTACCGCCACGAACTTTATCTATTCCGTATTTATCCATATAAATTTTAACATTTTTATCTTCATCAAATGAACTACAATTATGAATTGTTTTTTCTTCACCAATTACTTTATGTAGTTTAGTCCATAATGCACCATTGTTAGTTAAATGATCATTAATTCTTTTATTATAATTGTTAGTTTTACCAACATAATAACATCCATGTTCTAATTTCAAAATGTAAATTGTTGTCATTATTAATCTAATAGAGTTCCTATTTATATATTTTATAAATCAATTTTTTATTCTCTAATAATAGCATATGGGTTATATTTATATTAAACTAGTAGATTATATATTTACTACTATTATTCATTTTTTTTATAATACCACATAACTATAATATCATATGTATAATCATTATTTCTATATTTTTTAAATATATCACTATGTTTATTTTTTATTATGATGTAAAAAATAAAAAATTAATATTAGTTTTTATTTTTTATAAATTTACTTTTAAAGCATAATTTAAATAAAACTACACTGTATATGATTAATTTTGTTTTAAATGATGTTATCTTTTCTGAGGTATTAGGAGGCATAATATAGATTGTATAACGAATACTACATATTTCATGTTTGAAATATGTAGTATTTTATTTTAAATAAACCTACAAATCTCAAATTTTGTCTTTATATATTGATTGTTAATTGAAATTTATTAATGAAATTTAAATGTTTAAGTGATTTTTACTTAATGATTATGTCAAGTTTAATATTTGATATACTATTTAATATTTTTATTTTTATATCTTTATTATTAACTATAATAATTTTTAATTTATGACAATTTTCTAAAAAATTAACGCCAATATTATTAATATTTTTTAAATTTTTTAAATCTAGTTTTTCTAACTTGGTACAATTACCTAAAAAATTACTTCCAATATTATTAATATTTTGTAAATTTTTAAATTTAATTTTTTTTAAATTTTTATTATTAGATAAAAAATTATTACCAATTTTTTCAATATTATCTAATTCAAGAAAATTTATTTTTTTTAATGAATCACAATTACTTATAAAATCATTACCAATATTATTTATTTTTTTAATATTAATTTTTTTTAATGATGAACAATTATACATAAATTTATCACCAATATTTTCAATTATTGTTTTTGAAAAATCTATATTTTTTAAATTACTATTATTTGATAGAAAACCATTACCTCTCATTTGATAATTTTTAATATTTTGTAAATTAGTAAATTTAATTGTTCTAAGATTATTATTATTTGATAAAGCTGATGTATAAACATTTTCTATACTTATTAAATTATTAAAATCTATTGTTTTTAAATAATGATTATTTATTAAAAAATTATTATTTATATTTTGTATATTTATTAAATTAATAAATTCAATTGTTTTTAATTTTTTATTATTTACTAGAAAATTATTATTAATATTTTGAATTGTTTTTAAATTATTTAAATTAATAGTTTTTAATTTCGGATTATTTACTATAAAATTATTATTAATATTTTGAATTGTTTTTAAATTAGATAAATCTATTGTTTTTAATTTAGAATTATTTACTATAAAATTATTATTTATATTCTCAATACTTTTTAAACTTGATAAATCTATCATATCCAATTTTGAATTATCTACTATTGTTGGGTTGTTAATATTATAAATATAATATAATTTTTTAAGATATATCTTTGGTGCATCATAATAGATGCACCAAAAATGGTGCATCTATTGTTTTTATAATTTGAATATCCAAATCTATTATTTTTATTTTATCATCATTAGATAATAATGTATTTTTTATATATATTATTTTTTCCATATATTCCATTATATAAAAATATAAAATAAAGAAAATATGGTAATTTTTTTACATTATTTAATTTATTATATTATACAATTAAATAAAAATATTATATTATATCAATTATAAAAATAATTTTAGTTATAATATTTATATAAAACATAATAATAAGCTAAATACGAACTAAATTAACATTTTTTAAATAAATATAAATTTTATTATAATTAACAGGCAATTATTTAAATAATAAATAAAATAAAATATCATGGATAATTTGTATATAAATAGTTAATCCTATAAATCTCTAAATATTATAATAAATTTTACATATAAATTTTAAAAAAAATATATTTAAATTTTAATGAGTTATAATAACTTTATAGTTAAAAATGGTGAAATTAAAGTTAAACAAGGATGTTTTATAATTAATAATGGTAAAAATCAAATGAATGAAGGGGATTTTTTTGTTTATTATGGAAAAGTTCAAGTTAAACGAGGTAATTTTATTGATATGTTCCGTGCTACATATCCACCTACTATATATTATTTTCCATTACAAAAAAAAACATGTTATTGTATTTTAATGGTAGATATGGATTCACCTAAGAGAAAAAATCCTATTTATAAATATTGGTTGCATTGGATGGTTTGTAATATACAATATAGTATTAATCCACTAGAAAATTATAATATAATATATACAAATGTATATGGACAAACAATAATTGATTATATGGAACCCAGTCCATCACGTGGCACAGGACCTCATAGATATATATTGTTATTATATAAACAACCATTTATGTTAAATTTTAATTATGAACCATATCGTAGAAGAAACTTTAATGTAAAAAAATTTGTAAAAAAATATAATTTAGAATTAGTAAGTTTAATTCATTTCAAATGTGAATATCCTAAATATGATGATTATATATAAATTAAAATTATTTTGTTTTGTATATAATCATCATATTTAGAATATTTAATTCAAAAAAAAGATATTCAATTATTATAGAATTTTTAGAATTAAATAAATAAAACTTTATATTTTTCATCAATATTATAATTATAAAAAAAATAATAGTTATGTTGTATTCATTATTTATATTGTGTTTATACTATCATTAAATAATATAAATTGTATATTATTTTAATCTAATAAATCGTTAAAAAATATTTTATTTTCTACTTAAAATATATTATGGATCAATATAATTCTATTTTAGATATTTTAAAAGAGAAAGCCCCTTTGTCAGAAGGTATTTTATCTTTACAAAAAATAACTGAAAATGAATCAAACTTAAGATTAGGAACTGTTGATACTACAGTAGACCTTAGTTTATCATCTACTGATAAATCATTTAATATTAATGTAGGAACTGAAGAACCTTTAACAAATGCTATTAAAATAAATGACAATAAAGTTGATATTAATGTTCCCTTAAATGTAGCTACTATTAATATAACTAATAATGCTATAATTAATACATTAAGTGTATCTAATGCTACTACTTTATTATCTACTTTAAATGTTAGTGGAACTGCTACTTTTGACAATAATATTAGAACTAATTTAATACAATCTTTATCTAGTAATTATGATTCTTCTATACATGACCAATCACTTAATATTGATGCAAGATATATTACTATTGGTAATCGTGATTCTGAAATTGTTTTAAAAGGAACTACAACTTATATTGCAGCTACAGAATTTATTATTAGAGATAAATTATTAGCATTAAATTTAAATATTACAAATAATTCTCCAATTGATGATGGTAAATTATCTGGTATGGTTATTAATAGTACTACTTCAGATGGTTATATTCAAACTAATTATAATGCGGATAGATTTATGATTAAAGCACCAAATCAAGATGAATATGGTTATATATTATATGTAGATTCAGATAATAATTTATCTATATCAGGAACAACTATATTAAATGAAAATGTATCAATATTATCTAATTTACATGTATCAGGAACAACTATATTAAATGATAATTTAACTATATTATCTAAATTATATGTATCAGATAAAACATATTTATTAGATGATTTAACTATTAATAAAAATTTATATGTAAGTAGTAATACCATATTACATAGTAATGTATCATTATTATCTGATTTAAATATTTCAGGAACAACAACTATGAAAAATAATGTTAGTTTATTATCTAATTTATATATTTCTCAAGATGCTAATATATCTAGTAAATTATTAGTTTCAGGTTATTCAATACTAAACAATGACACATCTTTATTATCTACTTTATATGTTGATAATAATGCAACATTTAATAGTTCATTAACAGTCTCTGATACAACATTATTAAAAAATAATGTTTCTTTATTATCTAATCTTTATATTTCAGGTAATACAATTATGAATAATGATTTAACATTATATAATAATTTAAATGTAAGTGGTTTAACAAATTTTAATAATAGTATTAGATTAGCAAATTTAACAACATTAGAAAGAGATAATTTACAAAATCCTATCACAGGTCAAATTATATTTAATATAACTAGTCAAAAATTAAATATTTATTTTAATACTGTTTGGTCTGAAATTGCTGATACTAATTCACTTTCAATTGATGGTGAAGCAGCAATTATTGGTAATTTAACACTTTCATCTATATTATATTCTCAAGATGATATTATAGTAGAAGGTAATGTTAGTATAGGTTCAATGTTAACAGTTCACGGAGCTACGATTATAGATAATAATCTTAATGTCTCTGGAATTACTACTTTACAAAATACTAATATTGAACAAGATTTAAATGTATCATTAAAATCTGTATTAAATGGTGATACTTCAATAATGGCTAATTTATATATTGATGATAATGTTAAAATTCAAAATAACTTGTATGTATCAGGTAATTCTATACTAAATTATCTTAATGTTAAAAATGAAGCTATTTTTGATACAACAACAAGATTTAAAAATATTAAACCAATTAGCGATTTATATACTGATAATAATGACCCTAATCAAAATATTAATATTACAGGTCATGTTATTAATATTGGGTCTGCTGATTCTTTAGTTAACATTAGAGGAACTGCTACATATGTAGCAACACAAGAAATAAGAGTCACAGATAAAGTTATTACATTAAATACTAATCCTGAAAATAATGATATAGCTTTTGATATTGGTGATTCATGTGGTATTGAAATTTTAGGAACTATAGATAATGGTTATATTAAAACAACATCTATGGCAGATAGATATTTAATAAAGGCACCTTTAGATACAGTTCCTTCATATATAGCAACAGTAGATTTAAATAATGATTTTTATGTTTCAAATAATGCAATAATTTCTAATAATTTAAATGTAGATAATAACACATTATTAAAAGGTTATACTACAATATTATCAACATTATATATATCAGGAAAAACTAATATCAATAATAATTTAAATACATTAAATTTATATGTATCAAATTATACATTATTAGAAAGTGATGCAACTTTATTAAATAATTTATATGTATCAGGTAATACTACATTAAATAATAATGTTAATATCTTATCTCAATTAACTGTTAATGAAACAACATTATTAAAAGATAACACAACTGTATTATCTGCATTAAATATATCTGGTAAAACTAATATTAATAATGATTTAACTATTACTTCTAATTTATATGTATCTAGTTATACATTATTACAAAGTAATGCTACATTGTTAAATAATTTATATGTATCTTCTAATACTATATTAAGTGGAAATGTTAGTATTATATCTAATTTAAATATATCAGGGAGCAGTATGCTCCATAATAATGTATCTTTATTATCTAACTTATTAGTTTCAGGAACTACTATGATGCAAAGCAATTTAACTTTATTATCTAATTTATTAGTTTCAGGAACTACTATGATGCAAAGCAATTTAACTTTATTATCTAATTTATTAGTTTCAGGAACTACTATATTACAAAACAATACATCTTTATTATCTGATTTATTAGTTTCAGGTAATACTATGTTGCAAAGTAATGTATCATTATTATCTAATTTATATGTATCAGGTTTAACAATATTAAATGATACTTTAACTAATACTTTAACTGTTTCTAATAAAACTTTATTATATGAAAATGTATCAATGTTATCTACAGTTAGTATATCAGGATTAACTACTATAGAAGGTCCTGTAATTTTAAATTCTACATTAAATGTTAATGATAATGCAACTTTTTTAAAATCTATATCCATAAATTCTTTATTAAATGTATCAGGTCCTATTATGTTGCAAAGCAATGCTACCATATTATCTAATTTAAATGTTATAAATAAAACAACTCTTAAAGATACAACAACATTATTATCTAGTTTAAATGTATCAGGTAATGCTATATTAAATAATGAAACCTTATTATCTAATTTATATGTTTCAGGTAATACTATATTAAATAATAATTTTAGTGTTTCTGGATATACTTTTTTAAATAATAATGTTAATGTTAAAGGTACATTTAATTTATCTAATACTTCTCAATTTAATGATGATGTTTCAATGATATCTAATTTAACAGTATCAGGAGATACTACTTTAGTTAATGATGTATCATTATTATCTAATTTAAATGTATCAGGAGATTCTATATTAAATCAATTACATGTAGTAGATAAAACTGTTCTTAATAAAAATACTTCTGTTATGTCTAATTTATATGTTTATGGACAATCAATATTTAATAATAATTTAACATTAGTATCACATTTAAATGTATATAATACATCATATTTTGAAGATGATGTTAATTTAAGTTCTAAATTATATGTTTCTAATAAATCTCAATTTAATAATGATGTATCTATGGTATCTCAATTAACAGTCTCAGGAAATGCTATTTTTAATAATGTATCTATAAACTCATCACTTAATGTTTATGATAAATCATATTTTCAAGATAATGTTAATATTTGTAATCAATTAAATGTATCAAATAATACTATACTTAATAATAATGTATCATTAATGACTAATTTGAATGTTTCAGGTAATACAGTATTAATTAATACTGTTTCAGCAATGTCTAATGTAAATATTTCTAAAAGTTTAAATATTGGTGAAAATGTTAAAATTGATGGAACATTAACAGCATATAATTTAGTTGCAGATAATAGAAGTATTATAAATGGTGATATATCTTTAAATTCTTCATTAAATGTTTCAGGTTCATCTATATTAAATAATACAACCATAACTTCAAATTTATTAGTAGAAAATGATACAACTATAGATAATGATTTATTGGTAAAAAATAATTTACAAGTTAATAATATCACTAATTTATTAAAAAATGTTAATTTACATGATAATTTAAATGTTTCTGGTATATCATCATTATATAATAAAACTAGCTTAT